GCGCGAGGATAGACACCCCCGTTCCCAGTTTTCGATCATACAGACAGATTTCTGCCGGTAAGATTCCGAACTGAGCTGTATTGCCAGGTGACTGATACTACTAGGTAGTATCCTTTCATTTAGATACCCTGAAAAAGGTTTTTTTGTTTGTTTGTTTATTTGGTTTTTGTTTATTTGCTTCTATTACTTTATCCAATTGTTTTTCCTATTAAATTTTAGATTTAGTTCAATTTAAATCTTTGTATATCAATTGTTTCAGTGCATTTTGTTCAAATTTGATTCTGTATCAATCCATTTTCACTTCTAAACTTCTTATATAACCAGTATATCCTATACTTTTGATTATATATTCATATAATATTTTAAAAAAACCATCCAGAATTGTCAATCATGAATGATCAAGCAGCCAGAGCTAATGAGCTTCATGAATTAATGGTTCAAAGAGTGATGAATGCTGAACCTCAATATTGGGGAGGAACCAGAGACACCAGCAAAGCAAACTGCAAAAAGATATGGAATGTACCTAAAGAAATGTGGGATGCATATCATACAAGCATCACCGAATGGAATCAACTGATGCCCTTTGAGCAAAAGATCAGGTGGGCTACAAATCAAATGGAGAATGAGAAGTCCATCCGAACTGCTGCAGGATTTGAAGAAACTATGTTGGTTCGACATAGAGATGCAGAAATTGACCCAACTGGAATGACTGCAGGACAAATAGAGTCATTGATCTTCTTGTACAACATTCTTAGAGACAAGATTAATAGACAAGAAGGTCAAGTTGGAAATGCTGCAGATATGGCAGAAAAAACAAGAAGAGCATTATACACTTTTAGAATGACCGGAACCATCTCTGACAAATATTTAGAAGAAGGTCAACGCGGATCAGTTCTTGCAAGGGTGAAGGCAATGAGGACAGCACGTCACGCAGGTATCACTGCTCACGTTAATGAAGAACTCAATAAGTTCATCAATGAGGATGCTCGGTTGCCTGCTATGCGTTGTCCTCAAGGTGTAGATGCAACTGCATTTAATACCAGACTGGCAGATATCAGAAGATCCTTTAACTCAGCATTGCCTGAAGGAAATGCAGGAGTGAATGCATCCAATAAATTCATGGTTGACTATATCACCATGCCGATGTCCTATGCTATCAATAGCGAAGCATTTGCTCATGATGATGCAGGATTTGAGAAATATTGGGCATTGTTATTTAGAATATCAATATGGAGTCAAGGTCCAAATGTTGGTTTGAATGAATGGACCAGATTCAAGCAAGCTCAAGATGCCAACTGTCAACGATTTCTGGATCTGGCAGTTCGAGGAGATGGAGGATTGAGAGTGAATCCAGGACTGTTAACCAGACAAAGACTCTTAGGTGCAGCAGTCATGAATAATAAAACTTGCACAGATAGAGGGTTCATAAATGTCAACAGTAGAGAACAAGAACATGAGTATGCCACTTTTGTATCTTTGGTGGCTGTTGTTGATGTAGAACGGCAAGCAGGATTGATAGTGAGAGATCCGGGCAGAACATCTGATTCTGAATACATTCTGCATCAACTGCTAACACTGGGCTTAGATACCGGCATGTGGTATAATAAGAAAGAGATTCCTGATTCTGCCATCAGAGTCAGATTTCTACCCAGAAACCAATAGAAATCAGATCAACTTGAATCTGTCAAGTCTTTTTTCGAGTTTCAGACTTGCAGATCTGATTTCTTCAAATTTAGATTAAAGATTTATAAATGAATGAATAAGCTTTCATTTGATGCACAGTCAGATGGATTTATTTATAAATCTTGGATCAAATATTAGTTGGTTATTTCAAATGATGAAGAATGGTTTGTAAATATTTGCACACCATGCATCATCATTTGAAAGCACACAAACTAAGATTTAATAGAATCATTCAGACTCTATTTCGGATTTAAAGTTAAAAAGATAATGTTTCTTTTATTCAAAATTATGATGGCAGCAGAATACTTCCGGTGAATGCAGCTGGTCTGTACTTCACCAAGTGTCATCGGGTAAAGCTAAATTCTGCAGAGTCTGACTGTGTCGTTGTGCTGGCGAGCGACACGACAATGCTGATTCCTGATGATCTGGCAACTTCTCCACTTGCTCAACCTGGCTAGTTGAACCGGAGAAAGATTGAGGGGAAGGATGAACATTGTTCCGAAACCAAGAAATCCGATCGGGTAGTTTGCGGTCCGGAAAGTAATGCATGAATAGTTTATTCAATTTGTGCATTCAAAAGATGTAACTCTGATTGAGTGCATCTATATGAAGGAAATGCTTGATATGGGTGTATGCACGAGGTCTTTATGGCACTCACTAGGTCTCCATGGAAGTCTTAAACGGACAGTTCAACAGCGGGATGTGCATACATACTCCAAACCATATTCGCTGAACCGTGTGCCTGGTTGACCTTGTCACTTCCTAAATGCCTGTCCAGGAAGGGAGTCAGATACCACTTACGGATCCTTCGCTCAGGCATCGTAACACTATTTGTGCTACAATGTATCAGTCTGAGTTGTTGGCAAAAATGGGACAGGGGGTAGCAGCCCTCGCGC